ACAAGAGCACATAAACTTTGCTAACATAATTAGTCAACGCATTAAAGAACGTGAGGACAAACAATATGTATCAGCGCGAGAAGAACAGGGTCAAGTATTTTATACCGATCAGTTTGTTACTATACCATTAGATAACAATGAGTCTTGGACTATCATGGTTACTGGTGCAAGAATCATGGAAGAAATAAAAGAACTTTTACTTAAACGTCGAGTATGGTTCAAACAAATAACTGCACGTGGTTATGTACACTATCCAGTGGGAGCAAAGATATTATCTGCACTGAAATGTTATTTTGATTTGCAGAAAAATAAATATGTATCTAAGTCTGATTTGTTAAACTATAGAACTTTAGTTAAGCCGCCTAACTTTAAACCTAAACAATGGGAAGAATTAGATCCTGATCAATTGTATAATGGAACGGCGCTAGAAGAACTCTTTGACTTTGATTTCGAAATAGATTGGAAGCGACATTTTGGTGACATAAAGAATCCAGAGTGGCAACGTAAGCGTAAGTATATTATAGACTGCGTAGACAACAAAGTAGATATATTTTCTAAGTATCCAAAAATAGAACTATCCACTATTCATGGAATGAAAGGCGGCGAAGACGTTAACACTGTAGTTGTAGGTAATATGGAAATGCCTTTTCACAAAAAGTATATGAGTCAAGCACACAATGAACGTGATGCTATTGTAAGAATGTTCTATGTTGCGTGTACTCGATCTAAGAAAAATATGTATGTTTATATGTGTAGGAGTTTGCCATATCGATTTAATTTTGATATGATTTTCAAATTACATAACGAAAGCAAAAAAGTAGCATAGATGGATTTCGACAACGTTAACTATCCGGAACATTATAATCAAGGCGAAGTACAATGTATTGACGCTATTAAATCTTGTTTAGGTTCTGGGTTTAAATATTATTTGCAAGGCAGTGCCATGAAATATTTATGGCGTTACGAGCACAAGGGCAAACAGATCGAAGACCTCGACAAAGCAATTTGGTTTCTAAATAAATTAAAGGAGTTTTTGTGTGAGCGTAATTAGTCAACCGTTGTGGACGGAGTGGGTGCCGGAAGAATACTTTCCGGATTTATCGAACGAAGAATATTTAGCTGTCGACTTAGAGACTTGCGATATAAATTTAACGACTCACGGTTCAGGGTGGGCTACTGGTAAAGGCTATGTTACTGGTTTTGCTTTAGCTACTAAAGATTGGCAAGGTTACTATCCGATTGCACACTCAGAAGGTAATCTTGATAAAGATAAAGTAGTAGCATGGATTAAAAAAACATTGGCTTGTTCTATGGCCAAGGTATTTCACAATGCTTCGTATGATGTTGGTTGGCTAAGATCAATGGGTATAACCGTTAATGGTACTATACATGACACAATGATTTCAAGCGCTTTGATTGACGAAAACAGATTCTCTTATACTTTGAATAGCTTAGCTAAGGAAAAACTTGGACAAACAAAGAACGAAGAAGTGTTAATAGAGTTTGCAAAGTCAAAAGGTATCAATCCAAAATCAGAAATGTATAAGGTACCGTCTATGTTTGTAGGCAAGTACGCGGAGATGGATGCACGATTAACTTATGATTTGTTTTTCTACAACATGAAAGAGATAGAAGAACAAGACTTACATAAGATCTACGACTTAGAGACAAGGTTACAGCCTTGTCTGATTGATATGCGTGCCCAAGGAGTACGAGTAGATCTTGACGGAGCGGCGATCGCTAAAGCCTCGCTGTTAAGCGAAGAGAAGAAAGCCTTGTTTCAGATTAAAAAAATCTCCGGTATAGATGTAGACATTTGGGCGGCAGCTTCGGTAGCTACAGCCTTTGATAAATTAGATATTTCTTACACCAGAACCGCAACTGGTAAACCTAGTTTCACTAAAAACTTTTTATCTAAACATGAATCTGATCTAGCACACTTAATTGTTAAAGCGCGAGAAATGAATAAAGCCCACACTACGTTTATTGATAGTATTTTAAAACATCAACACAAAGGACGCATTCATTCAGAGATACATCAGATGCGGAGTGATAATGGCGGTACCGTAACCGGTAGATTTAGTTACAGTAATCCGAACCTACAGCAGATACCGGCACGAAATCCAGATATTAAGAATAAGATTCGTTCACTATTTATACCGGACGAGGGCCAACGGTGGGGAAGTTTTGATTATTCACAACAAGAACCAAGACTGGTGGTACACTTTGCCGAACACGTGAATGAGGTAGATGGTTTTAATTATTTATCGAAGCACGCACCAATGCGTACCAAAGAATTTATAACTGGCTATCGTGGGGGCAAGGCTGACTTCCATACCATGGTAGCAAAAATGGCCGGCATTGATCGTAAGATCGCTAAGACCATCAATCTTGGATTATTCTATGGCATGGGCAAAGGCAAATTAAAAGAACAGTTAGGTATTGACGAAGAAACTGCAGAGGCATTAATTGATGACTACAATCAGAAAGTACCTTTTGTAAAACAATTATCACAACGAGCAATGGAGGCAATGGACAAAAAAGGTTTTGTTACTACAGTAGGTGGCAGACGTTGTCGTTCATTTGGTTACGTGTCTAATCGTTGGGGAGTTAGTGGTTTCTTTAAAACAGAAAAAGAAGCAGAAGAGGAGTTTGGTAAATACGGTTATAAGAAAGCGTACACTTACAGAGCATTAAATAAATTAGTACAAGGTTCAGCGGCAGATCAAACCAAAAAAGCAATGGTAGATTTATATGAACAAGATGGTATCATACCCCATATACAGGTACACGATGAATTAAATATCTCGGTAACTGGTGAACAACAAGCAATGAAGATTGCTAAGAAAATGGAACGATGTAAGATGTTAAAAGTACCTAGTAAAGTAGACTATGATCTTGGCGACAACTGGGGAAGCGCCAAAAAGTAATGAGTGATAATGTCATTAACGTGTGCCTCTGTCCGGGCTGTGTCAACCTAACTCAAATGTTGCCGGTGAAAAAGAATATCTACTTATGTCGAGTATGCCATCAAAAGTTTCGTCAATATAAAAATGGTAAATTAATGTATGTGCCGCTAGGCATTGCGACTGCAATGGAAGCGTCAAAGATTATCATTGAGTTCTCTGATGAACTAATAAAACAGCCTTCACCGCAACCAGAGGAAATTATCTTTGAACGTGATCTTGATATTGATGAGGATTTAATTGGTATGGGTGAATTGGAATTTGAGTTTGATCCCGATACCGACTTTGACCCCGATGAATCTAATTAGTATTTTCTAGATTAAGCATCTCGTCCAACATAACTCCGACCACGGTACAGGGTGTAGCATTGGAACGATAGGTAGCACACTGACGTATCTCTTCCAAAGGAATACCATACTGCAAGGCCACGGAAACTAATCTACCAACTTCAGTTAGTATGTCGGGACGTTCAGTACCGGCTTTACCACCACCATCCATCCATGCTTCTTTAATTTTACCATCACTAAAGGACACCGTTAATTGATACGGAGTACCGTTGTGATCACGAATAGTTTCTTTATAGCAAGGTCTTTTATTGTCTAGTTCAGTGCGCATACTGCATTGTCTCCCATTTCTTTTTTAAACATAACACAGATTCTTGTTGTGCGTCGGATAATTTAGAAAATCCATGGCTGTTTAAAACTTCTTTATAGTGCAAAATACCACTGGATATTTGCGCCATAGTAATTTTACTTGATGAAGCCAAGGGGCTGTGATGGTAGATAAACTTAGCTTTTCTTTTGTTATAGTGTACGGTTATCATAGGTTATGCTCTTTCTTGTTGACATTTTTCTATAATCTACTACATATAGTGGTATATTACAATAAAATATGGAGGTTTCCATGATTTTTGAGGATAACATAACATTACAAAATACTGCAGTAATGGATGTCGATACTATGAAGTTGCGTAACGAAAATAATTTTTTACGTAATCAAAATGTAGAGTTAAAGGGTAAGCTAAAAGAATTAACGGTTTCTCTTGAGCAAGCTATCGGCCCTCGATACAATAGTATAGTGTAACAACTATAAAACATATAGAAAGGAACAAAGATGCCTGACATCGACCGCTTTAAGTCCGTCTCAGTAACACACGCGGCTTACACCAACATAAAAGAAATATCAGATTATCTATCGAAAGACTTAGGAATTAAAATGTCCCTAGCAAAGACCATAGAGTATCTGTCAAGCAACAAAGCTAAAGAATTGAAATTGAATGGCCATTCAAAATCTTAAATCGCTATTGACGCCAAAGTTTGAGTATAAGTCAGTACGCAAAAAGAAGGTGAATGGTAAACGTTACTATGAGGGTGAAAATAAACTATTGCCCTCGGTGACTACAATTATTTCAGCAACTAAAGATAAAGCTGACGAGGCAGGACTGCAACGTTGGCGGGATCGCGTCGGTAATGACGCCGCCGAAGCTATCGTAACCCAAGCCGCATCGGTGGGTACGGCTATGCACAAATATTTAGAATGTCACATTGAAGGCGTAGGCTACGATGATCAAACCAACATTGGGGTGATTGGCAAACGCATGGCGAAACTTATTATTAAGTCTTCGTTCCCGTCAATTGATGAGTTCTGGGGGACGGAAGTGCCCTTGTACTATCCAACGTTTTATGGAGGTACCGCAGACTGCGTGGGACTGTGGAACGGACAGCCCGCAATTATAGATTTTAAACAGACTAATAAACCGAAGAAAGAAGAATGGATTGAGAATTACTTTGTTCAGTTAGCGGCTTATTGTATGGCGCACGATGCGTTGTACGGAACGAAGATGGAAGCCGGCGTTATTCTTATGGCGTCGAGAGGGCTTAACTTGCAAATGTTTACGATTAGCGGCCAACGGCTCGATGACTATAAATACAAATGGTTGAAGCGTTGCGAGAAATATTATAATTTAGCTGAATGATTAAGTGGACGACTAAAGAACTAGTAGCAAGGCTGGAGAAATTTTGTGAAAGTCCCGAAGGCGCAAATGCCCGCATATCGTTGGCAGTGCCAATGGGTTTTGGTTCTAATCCAAATACGTCGTTTGACATACGGAAAATAGATTTAGTGCCCAATACTATTATCGGAGCTAAAGAAAAATATAGATTAATAATTGTAATACAGGAGTTATAGACAATGAAAAAAGAATTAACGGCTAGACAAACAGCAACTATGAAGAAGCATTCAGTACACCATACGGCTAAACACATGGCCTCGATGACGAAATCTATGTTAGCGGGCAAAACTTTTGGTCAAGCGCACAAGATCGCTATGAAGAAGGTTGGTAAATAAAATGAAATGTTGGTCGTGTAACCACGAATTGATTTGGGGTGGTGATCACGACACCGAATGGGAAGATAATGACGAAGAAGAGCACATGGTAGTGACTAATTTATCTTGTCCTGAATGCACTGCAGTAGTTATTGTGTATCACTGTAATGTTGAGAACAGAATTATGTTAGAAACTGAAGAAAAAATTGTCTTGGATAATGGCTTATGTATCGACAAATAGTACGTTATCTAGTGAGTAAGTTGTATATTTGGTCAGGCAAGGCACATAGTTGGGCATGGAACAAGTTATACGGCCAAAGGGCAAAGGTTACGAAATAACTCTCTAAGGGTTTTTTTACCAAATTTGTTTTAGTAAGTAAGAAAAAATATTTTTAGAGGTAATTAGGTAATTAATGGCTGAAAGGGTTGGAAATACTAGTATTATTAGTTACTTTGGGTGGTAATTTTAAGGTAACTTTTAACAAGAATAGGTAATCTTCTTATCGTCGTGCACATGAAACGGATTTTTAGTCTATTTGAATTTGGTAAAAAAACCCTTGATGGATTATATTGTTATTATTATTTATATTAGCTTATTGAGCACAGCAGAGGATAGGTTAGTGTATCACCACTATTTAACTAATAACTGTGAGGAAAGATATGAAGAAATTAAACAAGAAATTAGTGACAAAGAAAGAATTGGTTACAGTTGCCACCTTGCCCCAAAAAGTAAAGATTGGTTGGAGGGACGTCGCCTTAGTTCCAGTGGACGCATCTTTTATGAAGGACAATACTGATTGTTATGGAGAGTTTTTATCTAGAGAATCCGCCATTAATATTCAAAAAGAAGTTAAAGGCATAGACCTTGGCAATACATTACTTCACGAGATTATGCACAGCATAGCTTACTATAGCTCACTTAATCAAGCCAACGGCCCTTTAAAAGATGATGATGCCGAAGAAGTAGTTATTAATAGTATGTCTAATTGGTTGATGGGCGCTTTCAAAGACAATCCGTGGCTGTTAGATTTTATAAAAGAATCCTTAGAATAGTTGCGCTTGAACCTTCTAGTGCTCTGTTACTTCTTCCGCCTTGCCTTCAATGATCTTTGGTTTAAATTGGTTCGCTATCTCTTCTAGTTCTTTGCGTATTTCGTCAGGCGAGAGCTGATCTATGCGACCATGCTTGATAATTTTCTGCTCTATGTATAGCCCACCTGCTTTGCCTCGTGCAACTTCCGCTTGAACCGCAGCGGAATACGACCCCGCCTCAAGCGCTATGCGCTTGATTTCATCTAAGTCACGCATGTGAGTTTCAAGAGATACTCGATATTTCTCATTGACTTCTTTTCTAAGTCGGTTGATTTCTTGGACAACGAGAGGATAATAATTTGGATTTTGAAGTTCACTAGCTGTTGATCTTGCTCTATCCTTTGCATACCCACTATCTACTGCACAATCGGTAGCCGTTTTTCTTCCCTCGTTATATACTATAAGTTGGGCGAATTTTATTTGTTGTGGTGTAAGGTGCTTTCTTCTCGACATATAGTGCTTTGTTCCGTTGATACCACTATATGTAGTAGGTGTGGAAAAAGTCAATAAAAAAATTAAAATAATTATAAAATGCTATTGACTATGGGAAGTAAATCAGATTAGTATTCGAAATAACAAATAGAAAGGAAGAATAGTGAGTAAGAAAATAATACAACAGATCAAGGACTGGTTAAAAAATAATGTTGACGACCCAGACGAAACTCCAGAGGGATTGTCTGAAGATAGCGTAAATTTATTAAACAAGATTGAAGAATGGGAGGAAGAAGATAATGAAAGAATACATAATAAATCTAAATGGAATTTGTATTTTAGAAGATGAGTGGGAAAATACCGAAATTACCATAACTAGAAACGGAATATCAAACACAATAGAGTTCGATAAATCAGACATAATTGAAACAAAAGACTTGACAATGTTCCGTTGAATAATGACAGGCAAAAATGAAACAAAATTATGGAAACTCATTAAACAACGAACACCAAAAATTCGTTGGAATAGAATAGAAAATTCTATCAATCGAGGCTTC